AGGAGATAAAATCTCTTGTTGCGGAGTTAAGAGATAAAGGCCACAACGTTAAACAAGCCGAAAAGGTGGAACCGATGACTTTGAAGGCGTTTGTAAAAGAACAAATTCAAGATGGTAAAAACGTTCCAGCTGATTTATTCGGCGTCTATGTTGCGAGTAAAACTAAAATAACCACGAAGGAGTAAACATGCAAACACGGCAACAAGCACCATCTCAGGCTAAAGAGATTCAAAAAAAAGAAGCACATTTGCCAGTCGCTATTAATTTAGAAGAGGCATCTGGACAAGGTCTAGAGTTCGTTAGTGCTAAAGATCTTAAACTTCCTATACTTAAAATCTTGTACGCAAATTCACCTGTACTCGATAAAAACGATGGGAAATATATAGCTAATGCGGAAAAAGGAGACATATACAATGAAGTAACCGGAAATATTTGGAAAGGTAAAGACGGTATCATTGTTGTTCCTTGTTTATACATCAACACTTTTAATGAGTGGAAAGACAAGGGAGATAGAGATAGCCCTGGAAGACCTATTAATATTCATACGGATCCTTCCATTATGTCTGAAACTACTAGAGGTGACGATAACAAAGATAGACTTCCAAATGGTAATTACGTGGAAGATACAGGTAATCATTTTGTCTTTATTTTAGACAAAGATTATCTACCACAAGAACAAGCAGTAATTGCTATGAAGTCTACTCAAAAGAAGAAATCTAAAACCTGGAATTCGATGATGCAGACTCGAAGAGCGAAAGGTACTAAAGGTTTCTTTAGACCACCATCATGGGCAACTACCTATCACTTAACTACAACCAGAGAGTCTAATTCTCAAAATACTTGGTATGGTTGGGTCGTGGAATTCGATAATTTCCTCGACACAACTAAGATGGGAAAAACTCTGGAAGTTACTAGAGGCTTCTATCAAAGTTCAATGAAGAGTGATATTTTTGGTAAAGTTGATTTTGGTGTAGCACAAGATGTAAATCAGGATACGAAAAAAGCAACCGTCCCGTTCTAAATGCTAAAGCGATTAGCAGATCTTTTTGAAGGGGATCCTGATCAGTTCATCACGACCTCACTTACGGGTGAGGTCGATGAACGTGGCAAGCATGAAGCTAAATATGTCACGATTCACGAACCTCTCACTTCAGATAAATGGCAAGACCATTTAGATGGTAAAGTTAGAGTCGGGGTACGCCCTGAAAACAATGAAAAAGCCAAGTGGGGATGTATTGATGTCGATCCTACTACTTATAAAAATTATTCACAAAAAAAATACGTTTCTATTATTCAAGAATACAAACTTCCCTTAATTCCTGTAAAATCTAAGTCGGGAGGTCTTCATTTATTTTTATTTTTAAAAGATTGGGCTTCTGTTGAAGATATTAGAAAAAAATTAGATGAGTGGAATGATACTTTTTTTATGGCAAATGAAGTCTTCCCAATGAATAAAGCAGTAACAATGCCATACCACAACATGAATGCAACAACAGAATTTGCCTTTGACGATAACTCAAATCCATTGATGATAGGATCATTTCTAACGTTAGCTGAATCGAAACGACTATCAGTAAAAGAATTATATAACCTGAAAACGAATGCATATGAACCTGAAGCAGACTGGCAACATTATCCCCCGTGTGTGCAAAAACTTATAACAGACCCGTGGCCTGGAAACAATCGAAATAACTTTCTATTCAATATCTTAGTTTTAGAAAATAAAAAAACTGATGGCAATCTAGATATCAAGGCACTTCAAGAAATTGCTCTTGAACGTAATAAGCAATGCTTCAGTAAACCTATGAAAAGTAGTGAAGCCAAAGCTATTGCTAAATCAGTTAAAATGCATGGCTATCATTTTAAATGTCCCCCTAAGCATAACGAATTAGTTCCTATTTGTAATAAAGAATTATGTAAAACACGGAAACTGGGAATTGGTCCACAAGTACCAGAAATGATAGATCAATTTAAAGAAATTTCTTATACCCGAGATACTAAAACTATTCATTTCAGCTTCACTTATCATGACCAACGAATCACGGTTCAACCTGAAGATATGAAAGATGAAAAATCTTGGCGTACCAAATTATTAAGATATGGAATTTTTTGGTTATCTTTACCTAAAACAAGAGCAGGTCCAGCTCCTTTTGAATTACTACTTAAAGAACTTACAGCACGAGCCATTGAAAATGAAAAAATGAAATTTACGGATACTATCGAGGAAGAAAAATATAATACTCTTAAATCCTTTTTTGAAAAAACAATCGAAGAAGATGATTTTTCTAAATTAAAAGATGGCTATGTAGTGTTAGATTCTAAAACTAGAATATGTTATTTCAAACGTTCTACTTTAGAATACTATATTAAAGCTCATGCTACTAAAATCTTTAGTAGTACAATGGATGCTCTACATTATTTAGGTTGTGAACGACATGAATACTACGAAGGAGAAAAAAATATTTGGTATGTTCAAATGCCAGAATTTATTAATCACGTAGAAATTAAAACTCCCAAAAATACTAAAAAGGAACCAACAGAGCTAGATGATGAATACCACACAGGAACAGGAAGATTTAGAACAAAAAAATCTAAAAAACCTCTACCACAAGACAATTAAAATCTTCGGTCCTCCTGGTACAGGAAAAACTGAAACTTTAATTGCTCGAGTGTTAACCAGAGCTTTGCAACATAATATTTCCCCACAAGATATTGCATTTATTTCTTTTACTAATAAAGCTGTTGATACTGCAGCCATGCGTGCTCTAAAAGCTTTTCCTCAATATACCTCAGAAGATTTTTACCGATTTAAAACTTTGCATAAATATTGCAGAAGATATTTTGATGAAGATATTTTTGATCCTAAAGATTGTATGGTGGATTTTGCTTTACAGACAAAAATTATTAAACAAAGTGATAAACGATTAGCTGATGATAATTTTACTTATGAAGATTGGTCTTTAGGAATTTATAGTAAATCAAGAAATATGTTAAGCACACCTCAAGCAATTTATAAAAAAGAATCTTATCAAAAGGATTCTTTGGATGTCTTGTTAAAAAAAATTAGAGTATACGAAGATTATAAAAAATCAGGAGCGGAGAAAGCTTTAATAGACTTTGATGACATGATTGAAAGAACAATTGAAGAAGTTAACTTTCCTCCTCTTAAGATTTTAATTATTGATGAAGCACAATATTGTACTCCTCTTCAATGGTCGGTTTTTTATAAAATAGCTAATAATGCTGAAAGAATTTATCTAGCTGGAGATGACGATCAAGCTATTTATGAATGGAATGGAGCTAATCCCAAATATTTTACCCACTATTTTCCAGGGCGTAAAGTAAGATTAAGAACAACTAGAAGATTTGGACATGCAATCCATCATTTTTCTCAAATTATTCGACGAGGCATTTTGAATAGCGAAGAAAAGGATTACACTTATTTTAAAAAAGACGGCTATGTTAAACATTATTTAAACTTCAGGGAAATCCCTTTTAATAATTTGGATGAGACTTGGTACATTCTAGGACGAATTAATAGAACCGTTAATGAACTCCGAATGCTGGCCAAAGACTCAGGGTTGTATTTTTCAGATAATGAAGATATAAAATGCTTTGATCAAAATCAATGGGAAGCAATTAAATCTTGGACACGTATTTCAAATGGAAAACATATAAATAAAAAACAAGTAGAAAAAATGTATAAATATATTCGAGAATTAAAAGATTCCAAATTCAGAACTTCTAAATTCTGGCGTGCTGAATCTGATCTCGATACTTATGATTTTAAAAAACTTACTCAATCCTGTGGGTTAGATCTTCCTCAATCATCACAAAAAAAATCGTGGTGGCACATCTTAAAAAGAAATTTTACTTCTCAACAGATTTTTTATTTTATAAGATTATTAAAACGATACGGACAAAATGAATTAGACGAAAAACCTAAAATTATTATTGACACTATTCATTCAGTTAAAGGAGGCGAAGCCGAACACGTTGTGCTATACTCTAAGGCTAATTATCCTTCTCACTTTAAAAGTAAATCACGAGAAGAAAAGACGAACGAAAAAAAAGTATGGTATACAGGCGCAACTCGTGCTAGAAAGACAATTCATTTATTGAATACAGATTATAAATATAACTATCCAATCGGAGGCGATTATTTAACGTATGTTCAAGAAAAATAAGATGAGTTACCAACAAAGATTTGCACGCATGGTTAAAAAAGTAAAAAAAGAAACCAAGTGGCGTGATATTTTTAAAATAGTTAAAGAAGTACAGAAAAGGCTCAGATGAAAATTATATTTATTTCACTTATTCTAATGTATGGATGCAGTAAAAATTCAGGAGGACTAGATTTCAACCCTGTGAGTACTATTGTTCAAGAACTAATCAAAGCGGCAAATAAAAATGACTGATAAAGATATGTTTAAAGGTGTTACCTATCACTCTTTGACTAAGCAAGTCGATGGCAACCACTACAAAGGATTTAAAATCGAACCAGCACAATTTATTTCAGAAAATCATTTAGAGTGGGCAGAAGGTGAGGCTATTAAATACATATGCCGACACAAAGAACCAAATAAAATAAAAGGTGGAAGAAAAACATTAGAAAAAGCCATTCACTGCATTGAAATTATTATGGAAAGAGATTATTCATGAGCTTACAACTTTCAATGAATTTTAAAAAACATATTTGGTCATGTCCTGCTGAATATAAAGATCTGTCTCATGCCAAAGAAATAGCAATTGATTTAGAGACGAGAGATGAAGGAATTAATTCTGGCCAGGGGGCAGGATGGGCTACTGGCAATGGAAATATTATTGGTTTTGCTGTCGCTATAGAAGGATGGCAGGGTTACTATCCTTTTGCACACTACGGAGGAGGCAATATGATTCCTGAGCAAGTAAAAAAATACATGAAAGATGTATGTTCTCTACCTTGCATAAAAATATTTCATAACGCTCAATATGATGTTGGCTGGCTCGAACAAGAAGGAATTAAAGTTAAAGGCCAAATTGTAGATACAATGGTGGCGGCTGCTATTGTAAATGAGAATCGCTGGTCTTATTCTTTGAATGCATTATCTAAAGATTACTTAGGAGAGATCAAAGCTGAAACAGATTTGATCAATGCAGCTAAAGAACATGGAGTCGATCCTAAAGGAGAAATGTGGAAGCTCCCTGCGGAATATGTTGGCTTTTATGCCGAACAAGATGCACGACTCACGTACCTTTTATGGCAACAGCTTAAAAAAGAAATTCTACAACAAAGTCTAGAAACGGTATGGGATTTAGAATCTAACCTACTCCCAGTATTGATCGCAATGCGTCAACGAGGGGTAAGAGTACAA